AATTTTACTTCCGTCTATCATCGGACTATTTTCTTCCTCTATTGTGCTTGGTCGGCTCGACCTTGGTATTTGTTTAACAATTTCTGGACGATAAAAATAGTTAAAACTGCCTTTCAACTTTAAGGGCAACCATTCATCTGCTGGTATAATCGCATTAGAAAAGCCATTTATAAGCTCTAATGCGGTTGTTGGAGTTATGGCATAAGCATGAGCATTGTACCAATATCCCAGAGTATTCTCTCTATAGCCTAGCCAAACGCTATGGTGAGATTTTAAAATTTCTTCGATTTCGGAGACATCAAAACTAGAGAATACTGCGTCTTCTTCCAAAATTATTCCAGAAACGCCAGATTTTGCAATTTTCTGCCAGACGCGCAAATGACTTACAGAGCAACCGAACTCTGATTTAAGCAACCTTCGGTTATGTATTGGGTCTAACCAAGCTCTATCGGGCTTACAGCCTGTTTCAGCCTCTAAATCTTCCCAACTTTTCCCCCTTGCGTCAAAAGCATCGCAATGAAGGGAAATTTGATATACTACTGTCATATGTTACTCTGGTTTAGTAGGCCATATTACATTGTGTGGAAAACCATCTTGATCTGATATATTAAGCAAGTCTGTGCGATACTGTCTCCACTCTGACTGTTTATCTTCCGTAAGTTCAGCCCAACGTAATGCATTCGATACTATAGGGTCTACTTCGTTATGTAGTCTTAGGTCGCGGATTAGTCTTACTTGATAACCTTCTTCTTCATCAATCTCTATCTGAGTAGGTGCGAGCCATACAAAACCGTCATAGGTGTGTAGAGGGGTAGGTCTCATAGTAACCTCCATTGTCCCCTCTGGATAGCCTTGTAGTATTTCTTCACTTGGGTCAGTTATAGTTTCCCAATAACCTAAGTCTACGTGATAAAAACCTTTCATTACCTTAACTCCTGCACTGCATATGGGCTATTTATATAGTAATAATGACCAGCAGGGACAACAAATCCACCTTTAGTTAGATGAGCAGATGGATAACCCGAAGCTACCTGCGTCCAACTAGAGTTGTTGTGAGATACTTGTATATTTGCGTACCAAGAGGGGTTTAACTGAACTGCAAACTCAATAGGTTTTCCTGTTGTGTTTTGATAAGATGTACCAGAACTTCTACTAACTGTTTGCCACTGCTGGCCTATTGTTAGACCCTCACCCTTTTGGCCTTTTTGACCAGCAGAACCTGTACTACCAGTTGCTCCAGTTCCGCCTGTAGCGCCCTGCTGTCCTTTTTGACCCTTTTGACCAGTAGAACCAGTTCCACCAGTTCCACCCGTAGAACCAGTTTGTCCCTTCTGGCCTTTAGCGCCGGTGCTTCCTGTTCCGCCAGTTCCACCCGTTGCGCCTGTTTGTCCCTTCTGTCCCTTTGCTCCAGTGCTACCTGTTGAGCCTGTTGAGCCTGTTGAACCTGTAGAGCCAGTTGCCCCAACTTCGCCCTTCTGGCCTTTAGCACCAGTTCCACCAGTTGAGCCAGTATTACCATTCTGTCCTTTTTGTCCCTTAGACCCAGTTGAACCAGTTGAACCTGTAGCCCCTGTTTGGCCTTTCTGCCCCTTTGCTCCTGTTGAACCAGTATTACCAACTTCGCCTTTTTGACCTTTAGCTCCAGTAGAGCCGCCACTACCTGTTGCTCCAACTTCACCCTTTTGACCCTTAGAGCCTGTAGCACCACCAGAACCTGTAGAGCCAGTTTGCCCTTTTTGGCCTTTTGCGCCAGTAGAACCTGTATTCCCTATGCTTCCTTGTGAACCAGTTGAGCCAGTTGCCCCAACTTCGCCCTTCTGGCCTTTAGCGCCGGTTGAACCTGTCCCTCCAGTAGTTCCGACCTCACCTTTTTGTCCTTTTGAACCTGTCGCTCCGGTTGCCCCGTCCTCACCCTTTTGCCCTTTAGCCCCCACACTGCCTGTAGAGCCGACTTCACCCTTCTGACCTTTAGCGCCTGTATTGCCAGTAGTTCCAACTTCGCCTTTTTGCCCTTTAGAACCTGTTGCTCCAGTTAATCCAGTTGAACCTGTAGCTCCTGTATTTCCATCCGCGCCAGTAGCGCCAACTTCTCCCTTTTGCCCTTTTACTCCAGTGCTACCAGTGTTTCCAACTTCACCTTTTTGGCCTTTAGCCCCTTGGTTTCCCTGTGAGCCCGTTGCACCAGCAGTACCTTGATTTCCAATTTCACCTTTTTGGCCTTTATCCCCTTGATTTCCTTGAGCGCCTTCAGAGCCTTTTTGTCCTTTTGAACCAGTACTTCCAGACGTTCCAGTTTGACCTTTTTGTCCCTTAGTTCCTTGAAGGGCAGCACTTGTAATAGTTGCTTTGCGCCATGTACTAGCACTTCCATCATAAACTGGGATTAAATCTGTTGATGCTATGGTAGTTTCTGTTGTGAGGGCTGTAAGAACGCCAGTAACATTAGCATTATCCGTAACATCAGCATTTGTTTCTACTGTATCGAGCTTTGTTCCATCTGCTGAAACATCGCGCCCATCTACATTTACAACATTTACTACGTTTCGGCTGTCATCTATTACGACTGTGCCATTAATTTTTACTGCCATCTTCGTGTCCCCACTATTAGCTTACAATGTTTCGTCCGTGAGAACGTCATTTGCAACTGCAATAGTTCCTGTATCATCGACAGTCATCTTGACTGTACCGCTATGAGCAAAAGATAATTTACCATTTGCATCTTCTGTTATTGTCCAATCCCCAAGGGATACCGAGCCTGGTGCGGCTACATTACCTGTTACGTTTATGCCTGTTGATGTTGTGGCTAGTTTTTCAGAGCCATTATAGTATAGCTTTACATCAGAGTTTATATTAGCAAGAATCATATTCTCGCCATCTGTTTGTTCTAATACAATAGCAGTACCATTAGTTTGAAGAGCTAATGCACCAGTGCCATTTTCTTTAATGTAACTATTAGACCCATCGTGATAAATCTGTAAGTCAGACCCAGCACCGAATAGGGCTTTTTGATTATCTCCCCAAGTTACGTTACCAGTAATTGCGCCACCAGCCTTTGGTAAAGCCGCATCAGCTTTAGTTCCTTGGGCGGCTGTAGCATAATCTGTGGTATCAAATGCTTTTACTTGGGAAAGATTAGTAACTTCGTTATCCATCAAAGCACCAGCGGCAGTCACATTAGTTGCATCCGTTACATCTGCGCCATCTTCTACATTTATTGCAGTTAATAATCCGCTTTTAGTAATTGAGCCAGTTAATCCAACGACTGATTGTACTGCATCTGTATTATCATGCTTAGACCAGTTATTTGCATAAACGCTAGTAGAAGCATTGTCTGTGGTTGCAACAATGTTATCTCCAACATGGAAAGCAACGCTATTTACAGTTCCAGCTACAGAAACATAATAAAACCAACCTGTTTGTGCACCTGATGGAAAGCTACCAGATGATGCATCCCAATCACCCTTGTAAACCATACCATTAGCAAGAGCCGCTATATCAGTTTCTATTTGATCAAGGTCAACTGCCTGTGTAACCGACACTAAATCTAGCTTAGTTCCATCTGTTAATATATCACGACCATCAACAGTACCTGTTACAGTTACGTTTCCTGTTACTGCTATGCCTGTATTTGTTGTAGAAAATTTATTAGAGCCGTTGTAATAAAGACCTACACTGCCATCCTGTTGTGCATAAATTAAATTAGCATCATCTTGACCTTGTATCCTAATTTCATCATTACATTTAATATATAAATCACCTGTACCAGTTTCATTAATATAACTATTAGACCCATCATGATAAATCTGTAGGTCATCTGAATTACCAAACTTAGCTTTGGCATTATCAGCCGCATCAACGCTACCTGATGAACCAGTTACATTTCCTGTGACATTTCCTGTCAAATTCCCAGTAACATTGCCAGTTAGGGTAGCTGTTATGCTACCAAGACTGCCAGCATTGTCAGACGCATCTAGGAAAGAGGCTTTGGATGATGGTTGTGTGACAAAGATTAATTTTTCACCAGCAGTCCAATTTACCGCATTATTACTATTCGATGATGATAAAATAGTAGTTCTAGCTAGAGTTGTGCCAGATGCAGTATATGTGCCGATACCGACTTCCCAATAAGTCCCGTCAGTAGCGGCATAATATGTTGTATTTCCATCCCCAATTGCTGAGAAGGTTTGAAATCCTGCCTCCGCCCCTGCCAGTGTGTAAGCGCCAGTTCCAATGGTTGTTGAACTTTCTTTTACGCGATCTTTTATGACAAGCGCCATAGGTAAAACTCCTAATTAATCTTACGCTGGGTCAGGGATACCAATATCAAATGAAGCCAAAGTAAATGTGTTGCCATTTGTTACCGACTGAGAAGCCGTTAAAGCCGCTGTTGCTAACAACCGTGAGTTTGTTGTGTCCACAATTGCGTAGTGTGTAGCTGTTCCAGTTCCAGTAATTGAACCATCAGAAACTGCGGCTACAGTAACTTTTCTACCACCGCCAGTACGATCAGATGGTGCGGCTATTGAAAGGTTTGTTGAGTTTCCCAAGGCATAAGTTGCATTCGCCTCAGTGAAAGTAGTTGCTTCCTGAGAAGTAACCAGAACTTTGTTTGCTTCTGTGTCTAGTGCTGAAAGTCCTGCATCAAAGACCCGATTTCCAAGTGTTGCCATTGTGGCCTCCTATAAAACATTGCATATGCATCGTCACAATACACGATATTCAAAATTTATGCTAGTTAGGATTTTATTTACCCCATTATTTCTATTATCTTAACTCCGCCCAGTGCTCAAACACAGGGTAGTTAGTAGTACCACTGATCTTATAGTAGTAATTAACAGGAATGATAGGGGAAGCCGTGTTTCTGTAAGCATTGGGTTCTCCCATCCTATTTTGTACATTTACCCACGTACTGCTATTTGAAGACACCTGTAAAGGTACGGCTCTAGCAGATGTTATCATTACTTGTATAGGTCTTGATGTAGTGTTCTGATAAGAAGTGTTAGGTGATCTAGAACTTGTAACATCTTGCCAAGTTTGACCGTACCCTATGCTATTAGCAGTAAAGTATGTATCGATAGCATCAGCAATTTGAGCTGGGGATACTAAACTCTCAGTTGTTCCTGTACCTGTATTCCAGGTGCTTTGTGTTTGTCCACCAAGCAGTCCAGTTTGTGCTCCAGATGTATTAACAAGTTTGGTATCATCTAATATTGCATATACACTGTTAGACTGATCAACGTAGGCTACGTTAATCCATGCACTATCACT